ATACTAAGATGGGGCAATTAATTTCGTCAACAGACGAAGGACATTCAAAAGTTGCCAAAGCCGCAAAGAGCGGTGGACAAAACATCTATAACAAATAACGAGATAATAAATGAGCTGGAAAAAATACTTCACACCTGTAGCAGCCGATGCAACTTCGGGCAATTACAGCCCAATGGGCAACGGAGCATCGCGCCCAGGTCCAGCACGTTCAAACTACTCAAGCTATTTGCCAGATGTTTATACTGGTGCACCAAACCGTGTTGATAGATATTTGCAGTACGATACTATGGACATGGACAGCGAAGTTAACGCTGCATTAGATATTATTGCAGAATTCTGCTCTCAAAAGAACAGAGAAAACCAAACACCGTTTACATTATTCTACAGAAACAAAGCTACAAATAGTGAAATATCTATCCTTCGCGAGTATCTACAACAATGGTGCAAACTACAAAAATTTGAAACTAGAATCTTCCGTATCGTGCGCAACGTGTTCAAATACGGCGATGCATTCTTTGTTCGAGATCCTGAAAACAAGAAGTGGACTTACATCGATCCAGGTAAAATTACTAAGATCATTGTAAACGAAAGTGAAGGTAAGGCACCTGAGCAATATGTTATCCGTGATTTAAATCCTAACTTCCAGCATTTAGTTGTTACTGCAATTAATCCAAATCAACAGAATAGCAATAACAGAGGTACTTCGTACATATCCGGCGGCGCAGCAGCTAGAGGTCAAGCTGGATCATATCCGGTTAGCAACGGTACACGTTTTAGTAATAATCAAAACGAAGTAGCAATTGATGCAAAACACGTTATTCATTTAAGTTTATCAGAAGGTTTAGATAACAACTATCCGTTTGGAAACAGTTTGTTAGAAAACATTTTTAAAGTATTCAAACAAAAAGAATTACTTGAAGACGCTATTATTATCTATCGTGTACAACGTGCGCCTGAACGCCGTGTATTCTATGTTGACGTAGGTAACATGCCAAGTCACTTGGCCATGAGTTTCGTTGAAAGGGTTAAAAATGAAATTCACCAACGCAGATTACCGAGTGCTACTGGCGGTGGTACTAACGTTATTGATAGTGCATACAACCCGTTATCTATCAATGAAGATTACTTCTTCCCACAAACTGCTGAAGGACGTGGATCCAAAGTTGAAACTCTACCAGGAGGAACGAATCTTGGTGAGATTGACGACTTAAAATATTTTACTAACAAGCTATTCCGTGGCTTGCGTATTCCAAGTAGCTACTTGCCAACTGGCGCAGATGACTCGCAAGCATCATTTAATGATGGTCGTGTTGGAACTGCTTACATTCAAGAGTTACGTTTTAATAACTATTGCCAACGCTTACAGAGCTTAATGCAAGATGTTATTGATCAAGAATTTAAATTATATTTGTACGATCGTGGCGTTAATATTGATAGTAGTTTGTTTGAATTACAATTCCAACCTCCACAAAACTTTGCTACATATCGTCAAGCAGAACTAGACGGACAACGTGTGCCGCAGTTCCAAACTATGAGTCAAATTCCTTTTATGTCAAAACGTTTTGCTATGAAGCGTTTCTTAGGCATGAGCGACGAAGAGTTAGCAGAAAACGAACGTCTATGGAGCGAAGAAAACGGAAAAGGCAGTGCTATACCTACAGATAGTTCTGGAGAATTACGCGGTGCAGGCATTAGTAGTGCAGGTATTGAAAGTGATTTAAGTGACTTATCAGATGATGCTGCACCGCCTGAAGCTGGAGATGTAGAAGGTGCTGTGCCAGCAGCCGCAACCCCAATGCCAGCAACACCTCCGGCAGCATAAATATTATTATGATACTTAGAGAATTATTTTACGCAGACAAAGATATGAAAGCAATATCTACTGACTTACAGTATTCGCCAAGCCACGACAGTAGCAGTATGAAACGTGGCGATACACGTAAGACTAGACTAACGTTGCGTCAAATTAATGAGCTTAGAAAAGCATCTGAGTCACACATTTTAGAACAAGAAAAAGAATTAGAGTTAGTACAATCTATGTATATGACTCCGGCCGCACCAGCAGCTTGATAAATAATTCAATAGGCTTTTTACAAAAACGCCTAAAATTCCACCATTATACCCCATATATTACAATTAAGTGTAAATATATTTGACAGCCTTACAATACACAATAGGAGATAAACATGACTGATCGATCAAAGTTCGAGCAGATGCTAGAGCATCTTGTTAATGAAGAAAGTGATAAAGCCAAAGAGCTTTTCCATCAACTAGTAGTTGAAAAATCTCGTGAAATTTATGAAAATATTCTTTCTGAAGATTTTACAACTGAAGAGGAAGAAGCAGAAGACGACGAAGCTATTGAAGAAGCAGATGATAGCGACGACGAAGAAGTTGAAGAGAGTTTTGGCTTTGCTGAAGCTGGTGACGAAGAAGATACAGGTGACATCGGCGGCGACGCTGGTGACGACTTTGTTGATGATATCGACGCTGGCGACGAAGGTGACGAAGAAGGCATGGGCGGCGAAGGCGATATTGAAGATCGCGTAGTTGACCTTGAAGATGCACTTGACGACCTACGTGCAGAATTTGAAGCATTAATGGGCGACGAAGCTGGTGAAGAAGAACACCAAGACGGCATGAATGATCCAGAGTTCGGCGACGACATGGGTGGCATGGACGACATGGGTGAAGAAGAGCCAGAAGACAGTTTCATGCGTGAATACGTAGAGAAAGTTGGTAACCCAAAGCATGGCGACAACGGTGCAAACACTAAGTCAGTCATGGCAAAATCAAACAATATGGGCGGTACAACTGCTAATATCGTAAAAGGTGGAGAAAGCACAACAGGCGGCACAAAAGGCGGTTTGTTAAATCCATCAACTAAAGAAGAAAACTTCGGTAACGTTAACGTACCAGGCGGCAACGCAGGTAAGACAGCGTTCAAGAAGAAAGAACCTGGACACGGAGCTGAGAAGAAAGCAACTGGCGACAATGGCGACAGAAGCTCAGATAGCCCGTTAAATGGCGCTCCAAAAAGAGCAAAGTAAGTAGATGACGATGAATTATCTTCGTGAAAACCTGAGTTTTGACCAGGCGAAAGTGATTGTTGAATCCGATGGCGAGGGCGGTAAAAATCTCTATATGAAAGGGATTTTTATCCAAGGCGACAAGAGGAATCAAAATCAGCGAGTTTATCCTGGACGTGAAATTGCCAGGGCTGTCAAGACCCTGAACGATCAAATCGCAGGCGGATACTCAGTGTTAGGCGAAGTAGATCATCCAGACGATCTAAGAATCAACCTTGACCGTGTTAGCCATATGATCACAGAAATGTGGATGGACGGCGCAGACGGTCATGGAAAATTAAAAATCCTTCCTACTCCAATGGGACAACTAGTTAAAACTATGTTAGAAAGCGGAGTTAAGTTAGGAGTATCAAGTCGCGGATCTGGAAACGTCAGAGATGACGGTTCCGGTGAAGTATCAGATTTTGAGATTATCACAGTAGATGTGGTAGCTCAACCTAGTGCTCCTGGAGCATACCCAACACCAATCTATGAACACCTGATGAACAATCGTGGTGGCTATAGTGCCTTACGCATAGCGAAAGAGGTGCAGGGTGATCCTAAAGCACAGAAATATCTCAAAGAGAGCTTATTAGGTATAATAAGCAAACTCCAATAAAGAGGAGAATCACATGTTGGACGCACTAAAGAATTTGTTTGAGAACAATGTGGTTTCGGAAGAGATCAAAGAATCTATTGAGGCAGCTTGGGAAGCTCGCATTGTCGAGAACCGTAATCAAGTAACTCAACAGCTACGTGAAGAATTTGCTCAACGCTACGAACATGACCGTCAGGTTATGGTCGAAGCAATTGACCGCATGTTAGGCGATCAATTAAAAGAAGAAATTCAACAATTTGTAGAAGATCGTAATCAATTAGCAGAAGCTAAAGCACGTTATGCAGTAAAAATGCAACGCGATGCACAGTTAATGAAAGAGTTTGTAACTCGTCAATTAGCTAGCGAAGTTAAAGAATTACACGAAGATCAAGTACAAATGGCTTCTAAGTTTCATACACTTGAGAAGTTTGTCGTAGAAGCTTTGGCTCAAGAAATCGCAGAATTCCATACAGACAAGCAAGACATTGCAGAAACAAAGGTACGTTTGGTACGCGAAGGCCGTGAAGCCTTAGGCAAGATGAAAGAACAATTCATTCAACGTGCAGCTAAACTTGTCGAATCTACAGTTGAACAAACTCTGTCAAAAGAAATTGGTCAATTGAAAGAAGACATCGAAGCAGCTCGTCGTAACGACTTCGGTCGTAAGTTGTTCGAAGCATATGCTAGCGAATATCAAAACAGTTATCTTAACGAAAAATCAGAAACAGCTAAATTGCTCAAAGTCATAGACAAGAAAGATCAAGAAGTTGCAGAGGCTCATCACGCTGTAGCACAAGCAACCCAGATCCTAGAAAGCAAAGAAGCACAAGTTAAAGCTCTAATGGAGAGCAAACAACGTCAAGAAATCATGAATGAACTAGTAGCACCGTTGGCTAATACCCAAAAAGCTATTATGTCAGAACTTCTTGAAAGTGTACAAACTGCAAAACTAAAAACTAGTTTTGAGAAGTACCTTCCAGCTGTAGTAGCTGGCGAAGCTCCACAGAAGAAGAAGGCACTAGTAGAGGCAAAAGAAGTCACAGGCAACAAAGCCACCAACAACGCAAGTAGCTGCGAGCACGA